TTAAAGCAATGGCAACGTCACGGACATTGTTGCTATTGGCAGCGCCCTTCTTCTTGACGGTTTCCAGCCCAAGTTCATTCTGAGCAAACGCAGTGTTCTGCTCCATGATGGCTCGTGTAGAGAATGGGACACCTTCTTCTGCTGTACGCAAGCTTGGCTTGGCCTCTCCGCTCTCAGCAGCCTTGGTAGCCTTCAACTCACCGCGCTCCACCTTGCCAAAGATGTCTTCGGCGGTCTCGTAGCCTGCACCGTTCAATGCAGAACGCAGATTGCGGAAGAACTTGCGCATGGCATCCAGCAGAGTGCTAAACAATCCCTTAGGAGCGCCATTTACATCAAAGTCTGCAAACGCGTCAGCAATGGCTTCTTCCTTGATGGCTTCAATGTCACTGTTGTACAAGTCCACATAGGCATCAAAGCGAGATTGCTCTCCAGCTTGGATAGGGCCACCGTCCACATTGCGTTGCTTCAGGTACTTGTCAATCCACTCGTTGTTTGCCTTGTTCCGCAAAACTTCCCACTGACCGGGCGTGAAGAACCCCAAGTCCTTTAAACCATGAATGGTCTCGTGGCGCAGAACCCTAATTGGGTTAGCTGCATCCAATGCCACTGTGATGACACTGGCTCCATAGGAGCCTTCATCCTTCATAGCCTCTTGAATCTTGAGGGCTACATTGCCTAAACCAAACCGGCGAAGCATGGGTAGTAGTTTCTGCTCAAGAGCTTGAGCCTCAGGGCTTGGGCCTTTTGGCGCAGGAGGCTTGGGAGCAGGCAGAGCCAACACAGGCTTCTGGCGGCGTTCCTGTTCCTTCTTTAAACGATTGGCAAAGCCCGGAGCCTTGGTCTGGGTAGACAACTCGTTTAAACGTTCCTCTGGCAGGTTCTCCAGAGCGTGCTTCTCAGCTTCCTCTCGGGTGTTGAATGCCTTCTCTTCCACACCCTTCTCTTTGACGGTGAAGGTTTTGCGGTTGGTGGGCTTGCCAGCAGCCTGAACGGTTACAGGCTTTTGCAGCATCTGCTTCTTGGCATTCAGGCTCTCAATGGTCTTGTTGGCCTTGTCCACCACACCAGCGTGACGGGCCGCTGCCTGTGTGTACTGGGGGGTTCTGAACTTGCCTTCTGCCTCCATAGCATCAAGAGCCTTTTGGCTTTCCGCTACGGTGGCGTTTTCTTTGGCGATTGACTTGTCAATCTGGCTGATGGCGGGCGTTGCGTTCTTGCCTAGCTTCTCAGCCTTGGCGGTGGCTTCTGCCTCATCATTGGTGGTGAACAGCATCTCGCCATTGCGCATGACATTGAAGCCAGTACCCTCTGCTGGTGCAAAACCTTCTTCAATGTTGAACTCGGCCTGAGCGCCCTTCTTTCGGTATGTAACCTCGTTGCCTTTGAAGTCAATGTCACCGTTACGGTTTGCGTCACGGAACAGCGTCTGCACGTCCGCATCATTCTTCAGACCGGTCTTGGACTTGATAACCTGATTGGCTTCTTCTATCGACACTGGCTGGGTGATAGGTTTTTCACCTTCTTTGACCACCTCTTTGCCGCGCTTTTCCACCAGCTTCTGAAGTGCAGTAACTGCCTTGTCGTACTGCTCTTTGCTGTAGTCCGTAGCATTGCGCTTCGTAGGAAGAATCTGGGGCTCGTCAAACCTTGGTAGAGAAGACAGTGCTGTAAACGCAGAATGAAGCTGAGGTTGAGTCAGTTGCTCAATCTCTGCATCTCCTGTGGCGCGGCGCAGGAAGTCTTTGAACCCATCTGTAGTGGTGTCAATGTTCTTCTGTTTAGCTACCTCAAGAACATCGGTAGGCTTGTAGGTGATTTCTCCGGTGTGCCCAGTCTTGGCTGCAATCAAACTACTCAGGTCAGCTTGCTCTGCTTCGGGCAACTGATTGGGCATTGCATTGCGGATGTCTTCAATGGAATAGGTTTCCAGCGCAGGCTTGCCCGCCTTCTTACGTTGTGTGTCTATGTACTTGGCAACCGTCGGGGCTCTGCTGGCAAGCTCTTCTTTGGTGAAGTTGCCCAGCGGGTTGTCCAGTGTGTCTCCAACTGCCAAGTTAGGCTTGATTGCAGGAGTTTCCGTAATCTCTTCAGCCTTTGGCTGAACCTTCAAAAGACGGTTGTACTCAGAACCTAGCTCAGTCAGCTTTGGCATCATCTCTTTAAGCTGTGCCGAGAGTTCCGTATTGTGTAAACGGTCTGCTGTCTCTGTATCAGAGCCAGTCACAATCTTGCGCTTCTGCGCTATCAGGTCATTCTTTGCCTGCTCCGCTGCTTTGTACTCAGCGGAAAGGGTCTGGAAGTACTCAGGGGAGCTCTTCCTCTGCTCTTCCTCTGCGGCAGCTAAGGCATCTAGCTTGAGTTGTTCCTGCTGGGCTGTCTGCTGCTTTACAGCCTCGCCTATGTCGTATCGGGTCTGTGCCTGTCCGCGCTCAATGTAGCGACCGGCAGGGCCAATCACTCCAGCAAGTACCGCGCCTCCGATGAAGCTGTCAAAGTATTCCTGACGAGCCTCTGGGTCGGAAATGCTTAGTCCTGCTTGGGCACGTTCAAAGACCTGTTGCCCTGCCTCAGTCAGACCTTCAATGCCCATTGTCTTGCCGGTCTTGAGGGCATAGTCAACAGCAGTTTTCTTGATGGCTTCTCCGGCAAAGTTTTGAATCTCTTCTTTGCCAAGCCTTAAACCAGCACCTTCAAGTATCTTCCCGAGACCGGGAATCATGCGCAGACTGATAGTGTCCAATGCCGCCTGAGGAATAGCCGCCAGTGCAGCATCTGCAAGGTCTGTCTCTCCAAGGGTCTTGCCTCCATCCTCAACTTGACGGGCAAGGTTGGAACCTGTGAATTGAGTTAAGGATGCAAGACCTGCTCCACCCAAGCCTAACGCCGTTGCACCCGCGCCAGCAAGGCCCAAGGCTCCCGCAACAGGGGTAGAAGAGGCAGCAGCGCCCACAGCAAGTGGAGCAGCCATGTATGGCAACGAGCCACCCAGCAGTTCCTTGATGTTAGTTAGAGGAGCGTCAGCAAAGCCCTCCGTTGTAGGTTTAAACGTTTCAGCTTGGTACTTCTTTTCGCCTGCAATGTACTTCTCTGCTTCAGCCAAATCCATAAGACCGGAGCGACCAGCAAGTCCTGCAATGTCTGACTTGAGTGCTGAGTAACCAGCCTTCAGCGCAGGAAAGAACCCGCCTTCTGCTTCAGGTTTAGGTGGCTCTGGTTGTTTTATTTCAAATGCATCGGGATACAACTGCATTGCAGCACGATAAGCATCCTCTGGTCGCTCACCTTCTTTAATAGGAAAATATCTGCCATCAGGTAGTTGTACAGCTTGTGCCATATTTTTTAATATTTAAGCAGGTTGTATTAAGGACGGCTCATCAGCATATCATCCGGGACATTTCCAGTAGTAAGACCAGACATTCTCAAAGCATTTTGCAAAGTTCTTTGAGCGTTCCTATACTCTTCTGAGTTTCTTTGAGAAGGGGTCACAGCATTGTTGACAATATCCTTGGCTATTCTAAGTTTTGCTGCCTCTAAAGAACCTGCGCTTCCTTCTTCTTTGGCAATTCTAAAGCCTTCTCTTACCCTTGGGTTTGTAGCAATTGACTCATAAAACCGTTCCTGCTGACCGGGACGGGTAGCAAGTCTTTCCTGCGCAGCAAGGCTTGCCGCCGCTTGAGACGCAGCAGCAGCACGTTGCTTGGCGCTCTCGGTGGCGCGGAACGCCTGTTCTGATTGACGCTCAGAAGAGGCAAACTCACGCCCAGAAGCGGCTTGTGCAGCATCAAAGGCCATCCGGTCACGAGAAGTCATCTGGTCAAGCTGCTTCATAAAGATAACCTTTGCAGCCTCTAGCTTGATACCTCTGTCTTGAGCAATAGCAGCAATGGCCTCATTCGCAGATGTAATTTGACCTTCACCAATGGTGCGTTTAGCAGCCATGATTTCTTTTTCAGACATATTTGTCAAGTTGTATTTCAACTCATCAAACGCATCTTTGGCCTCTTCAATCTTCTGACGGGCTGCTTCGTTAATTCTCAAGCCTTCAGTGAACTGACCAACGCCCTTCTGTGCCCCTTCAGCAATACCAGCAAGGCCCTTGCCTGTGGACTGCATCATTGCAAGACCAGCGTTAATCATTGACATGTTAAGGTTTAAATCATCCTGCTGTCCTAAGCGAGCTTCTCTCTCTGCAATTCGTTTCTCTCTTGGGTTCAGCAAATCTTTAATACCTGCCTTACGGGCTTCGGCAGCTTCATATTCCTCTTGGCCCATCTTGTTGCGCAATTGAGCTTTTTGAGCGTTCTGCGCTGCAAATGGGTCTACAGCTTCCCCTTGTGAGGACACAATATCGTTGTATATCTTTCCTAACCCTTCGCTTTCAGCAGGTTTATACGGGGTTTCTTTGTACGAAGATGCTGTAGGCGCAGTGGGGCCGGTGTCAGCACGAGGGCCACCACCTCTTGGGGTCTCGGCACGAGGCAGAGGATTATTGGTTTGCCCCTGCAACGAGGAAAGATTTGGGCGGTCATCTCTACGGGCTGCTGGAGATACCTCTCTCTCTGGAACGTACAAGGCTGGGTCTCTACGCTGACGGTCGTCCGCTCTTGCCTCTTGAGAGACGTTGCCACGAACCCTGTTTGTGTTCTCAAGAATTCTGTAGTAAGGAGCGTCCTCACTGACTGGAACATCTTCGTTCTGAAGGGCACTGGCAACCCTTGCATATGCATTTTTTGCTTTATTTGAAATGAAAGTGCCAGCATTCGCTAGGTGCTTGGGAACGGCTAAAGCAGAGTCCTCAAGAAGAGCGGGGACAGTGAGCAAGTTTCTTCTGTCTTCTTCACGTTGTGCAGCCTTTTGTGCCGCCGTCATCCGCACTTGGCTTCCAGTTTCTCCACTGAACGCAACAATGCCACCGCCTGCATATTCGCTAGGCATGTTCTCAGCGGGGAGTTGAGCAATACCGGTGTCTTCTGGTAGAACGGAACCAGCCATCTGTTCCACTGCCTGTTGGTTTACAGGGGGAGGAGCGGCTCCGGTTTGTTGAGCAGCCAAGGACTGCGCTTGCTTGAAAACCTGATTGTCTACAAACTTTGCAGCGGACAACATCATGGGGTCGTCCATATGCAACTGCGCAAACTGTTTGCGCTGTCCGGGAGTCATCTCTATCAGGTGGGTAATAACGGCGTTGATATTCATCGGGCCGGTAATGCCAGCCGACTGAGGGGTCAATGGCTGAGTATTCATATCTGTTAACCCATGCTGTTAATTAGAAGCTGAGGCAGACCGCCTTTAGATTTCTTTGTGACTTGACCGCCGTGTGCCCCACCAGTGGGAGTGGGGTTATTTTTGGTGTACTGGTTGTAAGCGCCAAACAATCCCGCGCCTGCGGTTCCCAGACCCGCCACTTGGCTGAGTGTTGATGGGGCTGCCTGATAAACACTTGAACCAGTCTGGGTCAAAGGAGCACCACGAATGATGTCCGACATGAACCCAAGGTTCTTGAACGGGTAGTTCTGTTCAGCGGCGTAGTTCTGCTGACCCACGTTAATCAGGTTCTGGGCTTGCTGTTGTTGCTGACCGCCAATTTGATTTTGAAGCGCAAGACCGGCTTGGCCCTGCTGGCCCAGTAGGGAATACCCTTGGAGCCCTTTGGCTTGGTCTGCGTTGTACTGTTGCTGGGCAGCATTGAATGCGTTCTGCATACCGGTTGCAGTGATGTCACCCTTTTGTAGAGCAAGGTTGCGTTCCCGTTCCGCCCGCATGATGGCATCACGACCACCACCAAACGCGCCAGACTGGGTTGCTTGGGCCTGTTGCTGAGTTCCCGCAATTTCTGATTGCCGCTGCGCATCCCGTTGCTGCTGCTCAATGACGCTCTGGATGTACGGCGACATGTACTGCTGGGCTTGGTCTTGACCAAAGGTCTGACCCGACAGTGCCTGAATTCCTTGCAACGCGTTTTGGGAGTAGTTGGCTCCTGCCCCGCCAAGCCCTTCGGCTTGTGCAAACGACTGTTGTTGCAGCGGGTTAAACGCAGCTACTTGGTCACCACTCAGGCCGTATTTCTTGGCAAAGTCTTGGTAGCTCTGATAGGGCTGAGAAGATGCCGCTTGGGCGGCTCCAAGGAGTCCCTCTGCGTAGGGAGCGATTACCGGCGCAAAGCCTGTTTGGTACTGTATTGTTTGGTCTGCCATCTTAGCTCCTACGCTGGAAGGTGGCGAACAGCTTTACTGTTCTTCGCCACTTGGTCTTTACCTACGGTCTTACGGCGACCGGCTTGAACTCTGTCCATCATCTTGTACAACTCACGAGCACCTGCGTCTGTGGAACCGTTACCAATTTCGGAAACAATCCGCGCAGGAATCACAAATTCGCCATCTGCAAGGCGGGCTGGCTGACCGTGACCAATTGTAGCTGGGATGTCGTCGGAAACGCCATCTCCCGGCCCTTTTAGCAAGCGCCCGCCATCGGAGTAGCCACCGAGGTTGTAATGGCCTTCAAGGTCGGCTATGCCGCCGCCATCTGCGTAGACCTGTGGGCCTTTGTAGTTGTACTTACCTTTGCGGTAGAAAGCACCGGGGGCTGGTAGACCGCCACGAGCATAACCCCCACCTCTTCCCCACCCACCTCTATCTCCACCGGGGTCACCGCGTCCCTCAGGGCCATTTGGGCCGTCTCCTCTAGATGCATTGCTGCCCCTGTCCATTCCAGAAAAGTCAGTATTGTTAATAGCGTTTTGAACTGACTGCGTATCTGGTGTTGTTGGCGCTTGAGAAGTACTACCCCTGTCCATTCCAGAAAAATCAGTATTGTTAATAGCGTTTTGTATTGCTCCCAATTCGCTAAATTTGTATTCTCCGGGCTGTATATCTCGTACTGGCGCTGGCGGCATTCCCGGTGGTAGCGGCCTGCCAAGGTTTCCATATGCAAAATGGTCGTAAATATTTTTTGCAACGGGTATTAAACCAATTTTTGTAACTGCATCGGATACAAAAGTTCTGATTGGGTTTATTCGCCGAACATCTGCCATGTGCATTGCTCTTTCGGAGGGGCTCATTGCTGCAAGACTGGCATTTGACTGAACGTCTTTAGATATTGTCCCATCCGGGTTAACACGGTCAATACTCAAATAATCTTGTGGAGCGTTCCAATCTTTTTCACGTTGTTCGCGTTGCTCTGCCGTTCCCCCTGAGCCGCCACTTCTATTCCCATACGGGTCATACACCTCTTCCAAAATAGGAGTGGTGGGCGTAATTGGTGCAGGAGTTTTGTTTATGTTGTAGTCCACCTGTGGGGAGGTGGTGTGTGTAAACTGCATGGGGTTAGGCCCGCGTCCCATCAGGTAGTCATAGATGCGGCTGGAGTCGCTTGATGTTGTGCCGCCGTCAGCCATGCCTTGCGCAGCTTCATACTCAGACTGGCCCACACCGCCAAACGCGCCTGCCGTACCGGCTTTGGACGACACATCCACGTTGGGGTCACCGCCCGCCTCATATGCGCCCACTTGTTTGTATTGCCCAGTAACAGGGTCAAGCGCGTACTTGCGGATGTAGCCCTTGTGTTGCTCTGGTGGCTTGTCTTCGTCTTCTTCATCAAACGCTTCAACAGCAGCGGGGGCCAAGCCCTCCAAGATGGGGAGACTGCCCTTCAGTGCGCTGCCGCCGCCAAGGGTAGAGAGGGAAGCCATTGGCGCATTGGTAAACGCATCATATCCTGCGCCGTATTGTGCCGGGGTGGCTGTAGCTAGGCTTTCTGCTCCGCCAAGAGTTGCCAAACCTCCAGCCATACCAGCGCCGCCGTAAGCGCCAAGACCTGCAACCAAGCCCTTGCTCAGGTCTTTGGAGTCCAGTGCGGTAATACCACCGACAATTGCAGCGGAAGTTATGGGGTCAATCCCGGTCACCGCTGAAAGCCCAAAACCTGCAACGGCAGGCAGGATGTTGTCCAAGAACCCTGCTTCAGGGAGCCCGGTGTCGGGATTTACACTGAGTTGACCGCCATGCTTGTGAGCAAGAGCGTTTAAACCTGCCACTTCCCGGTTGGACATGTGGACGAGGGTGGAGTCTGGGCCACGGCCCTTTTGGGCTAGGTGATTGGCGACAAGTTGAAGGCTCATAAATAGTCCTTAGACGGCGGCTATAGGAAGCGCGGAAACGAATGACATTGTAGCTACCACAGAGGCAGTTGAGGGGCGAACTGGGCCTGTGGTGGTAGGGTAGGTTTGGATGGTGACGGATGCAAGTGTGGTCGACCAGTAAATTTCTATGTAGTCGTTCGCAGCCATACTTACATAGTAGTTCCAACCAGTAATCTGATGCGCCTCTTCCCCTGCGGAAGCACTTTTTCTGGCGGGGATAGATACCAAACCTGTTGACCCCGGAATATCTGTACCATTTTGGCGCAGCCAGATGCTGATGTCTTGGATTTGGTTATCCGAGTTTTGGAACTGGGCACTGAACTGGAGGTTATAAACACCTGCATTCTGCACCGTGATTTTGGACGAACTGATAGTGACCTGATTGCTGAAGTCTGTAGTGCCCAGCGCCATCAGGGTGGCGGTGTTTGCTGTTGTGGTCTGGTCGGTAAAGTCAGAAAATGCGCCATAAGGGCTACGTACGTACGCGCCGCCGTTGCTATCCAAAAGTGCGGTGAAGACGTTGTCTAGCTGGTTGAAGTACAACCGTAAAACATTGTTTAACTGGTTCTGGTAGTTGATGTCGTACTGAACCGTAGCCGCTGGGAGGCGCGGTTGTTGTGCTGGGCGTAGGTTTTTTGCCGTAGCCATCAGCGTCTGCCATCCGGTCTGATGTCAATACGGGGAGCGCCAAGCTGCCACTGAGTACCAAGCGTGTTGGAAGTAATCTGCATCTGCATCTGGCGACCACGGAGGCGAATGTAAATCTGCCCGGTGAACTCGTCCACATTAATGACTGACGGAGCCGAGCCGTTATAGGTTACCCCAGCGTTGCCAGACTGTGTGATGCCAGAGCCTGAGTTGTTTAAACCCTGTAGGTACATGGTCACCGCAGGTGTTGTTCCGCCCGTGGAGCCACGGAACGTCAAGTCAGGAATCATGCGATACACAAATGCAAAGTTGTGCCCGTCACCAATATCGTATTGGGAGGAAGTAATGGTGGCTTCAATCGGCAGCGTTGTGCTTGTCTCGTTGTTGTCTACGCCAAATTCTTGGTTGACGATGTTGTAGCTGTAGGTAGCAGCGACAGGGTAATTGCGTAGACCCGTATCCAGCCAAGCTGTACGAGCCATAGTGCCGTAGTACCAAATGTCTTCTGCATAGTTGTATATGACGTACCTGTCTATTGTGTTGCTGCTGATAGAGCAATAAAACCACCAGACTTCAGTAAAGCCTTCACTTGTGCCAGCAAAAACTTGGTCATACTGAAGCGGGTTGATGTCACTGTAGACATAACGAAGCAAGTCGCAACGCAGAGTTTGAATTCGTCCGTCGTACTTGTAGAACTTGTCCACGCCCATCCAGTAGGTAACGCCAGAGCCAATTGCGGCTGCGTTTGGCCCAGCTATAGACACGTTGTCGGCAAGAATCTGAGTGCCCCACACATACGGAGGGCCAAGGTACTGGAGCGAGTAGACCGCTTGGTCGGTGAAGACCAAAATTTCCTGACGGCTTTGCAGGGTGGTGACAATCTTAGAGCCATGAGACAAACGCACACTGCCCGCTTGGTTGGTAATTGCTGGATACCACGTAATCAGAGATTCTTGGTCAGACCACCGAATAAGCATGGGGTCAAGCACCGTACTGCCGTAGTCGTTCGTACCAAACACAATTAAGAACCGGCTGGCATCTGACACCGTAAAGGCGTTCTGGTACAGCGGGCAGCTTCCATCTGAGCCCGCAAGTGCGGAGAGCAAGACCCCACGAGGGGTGACGGAATGCACACCACCCTGTGTACCGGTAGTGATAATAGGTGTGCCACTGGCAGTGGTTGCCAAGTTAAACGTAGTTGCAGATAAATACAAGACGTAGTAGGTAACCCCCGGCAACAAGCCGGTCGGCAACCAACCAGTGGTGGAAAGTACAATGGGTGTGTTATTTGCAAGGCCAAGACTACATGTAACTACGCCGGGGGATGCAATGGTTATTGTTATTGGCGTAGAGCCAACCCCTATGGCTGCATCCCAGTAATAAAGCGGAGACCCACGGGGGCCGTACACGAGGTCTTCCCCCCAGTTCATTTGATTCCAGAGACGTAAAGCGTCGGCAGCTATAGTGCCTATGCCCCAAGCACCAGAACCCCAAGTGCTTGAACCCCAGCCAGTTAGAGGAACAGCAAATGAAGGGCCGGTGTTGACTTGGTAGACAGCGTAGATTGTCCCGCCCCCTGCGGTGCTTGCGGAGGCCGTACCCGTGACCGTAATGGTGTAGGTCGTTGCAGTTACGTACGTAATCTGGTACTGCGTATTTGTTGTTATGGTGATGCCGTTAAACGTAACCGAAGCTGCACCCGAGCAGTAGTAGGTGACGTAGTCGTTGTTAATGAACCCGCCATTGGCATCCGTTACAGTGACCGTTGTGGTTGTGCCGGTGTTGGTGGACGTAGCGGTGGTGAACGGGTTGGCAAGCGTGTAGGTGGCCCGAATGGGCGTGATGTCGTTGTACTGTCCGCCGCTCTCAATGTAGAACTTGAGGTTTGTGCCAACGCCCAGCAGATTTGAGGAAGTCAGCGTTATCCAGTTCCACAGGGAACGGCAAATTCCAAGAAACGTCGCATCCGAAATACGTTGCCACCCACCAATTTTTTCAGGCGTACCTTGGCGAAACCGAACCTTTTCGGACTCGTAGTAACCCCCCTCGTTGGTGTAACGAGTGTTCTCCCTGTTTACACCGGGCTTGAGAAGGACTTTTTGTAGTGGCATGTTTACACGTTGCGCTCAAAGTGCGGGCAGTCTACCAAGCTCTTGAAGTTTCCGCCCCAGCGGTTTTTGGGGTGCAGGGTTTCCCAGTACGCACCTACTGGAGCTAGGATGGCTTTGTCCCAGATAATTTTCCCATCACGAAAGAAGTTCAAGTCCATCGCGCACCGCTTTAAATGAATGCTGTTCATGGTCTTGCTGCGACCCGTCTTCACGTAAATGGCTTGCTGTTCTGGAGTACGGGCAAGTTCCCCACCTGTGACCATGAAGCCTTGGTCTGTGGCGTACTGAATCAGCTTGCACATATCCAGCAGGAATGCGGCTTGTTCTTGACTAAGACTCATGGTTACCCCTTTTTTGAACAACTAGGTCGATACACGTTGCGTCTACCGTCGCACCCATATCAATGTAGTCCTGCTTCTTTGACCGCACGGCTGTCATGCATTGCGGCCTGTCAGTGTAGTGGGTAAGCTGTTGCAGGAACTCGCAGTGCCCGTTCATGCAGATGTAGAGGACGGGAATGAAGATGCTCATTTTTTAATCCTCATTTCAGCCAGCTTTTCGATTGTGCGTCCACCGAAATATGCGCCCATGATTAGCTGTCCCCAATTTCCTAGCAAGGTCACGTAGCTCTCGTTTGCGTTGTAGCCGTAAGCAGACATCATGGCAAACAAGAAGTACCCCAGAAACAGCGCAACCAGCGACATAGGCCGGATGTTCTTGGACAGCCAAGAGTCGGAAGACATATCTGCCTGCCAACGGTCTGTAATGTTGTCGGCATCGGCTTGTGCGGCCTTGGCAAGCAGTTCCAGTTCGGCCATCTCCAGCTTGGCTTTCTCAATGCCCAACTCAATCAGGCGCTCTTCATGCTGGTACTGCAACTCACGCAGCTTCTCAACATCGGCCGGTGTCGGGTTATCGGGTATCTTGATGCCCAAGGTGTTTTCCACCACCTCTTTGCCTTTGGCTTGGATGGCACTAGACAACAGCCCCAGACCGTTTTCAGCCAGCGTACCTAGCAATGCTCCGATGATTGGAATCATTTATCTTCCTTTTTAAACGTGGTTTTCATCCCTGCTCTGTCTTCCAAGATGGCAATGTGCAGACGGTTGACTTGAATGTCATCCCTGTTCTTTTGGATTTCTTTTTCCAAGTCTTGGCGTAGTTTTTCCCTTGCTAACTCCGCACCTGTGTTACTCGCTTGCTTGTTATCAGAGGTCACCACCAAGCTGATTTTGCTATTGAGGATAGTGACTTCGTGAGACAGGTTAGACAGAGCCGACATGAGATAAACCACGCACGAAAATAATAGCGGCAACAAAGCGAATGTGATTTTCTCAACCAAGGCGCTTTTGGTTTCCATTGCTTGGATTTTTTCTTCACTCATCAAAAGCCCCTGTTCGTTACAACGTGAAATGCAACACTGACCAACGGCACGATGATAGCGGAAGCGCCGGTAATCCAGAGCGTGTTCATAATAATCGCTACCTTCATTTCCTTGTCCTTCTGTTTGCGCTCCGCTTCTTCTCTCTCCAGCGTGTTGCGCTCCTTTATCAACCTAGTCCGCTCTGACATCATCTCTTCCCAGACCTGAGCGTTACCGCTGTAGAAAAGTATGTCCTTCAGTTCCTTTTCGTGTTCCCGCAACGCCTTGGAAGCCATTGCAATTTGGAGTGCTTGGGAACTAATCTGTGCATTTGATTTTCCTATTGAAGCAATCCGTGCCTTGCTGCTTGCTAGGTGAACCGTGTCCGCTGCTTGATAAAAACTGCTGAATTCTTTATATAGGCTGTGGATATCCTTACCAAGAGCGACTGCTTTTTTATACCGGCTACCGCGCCTTGGGCAAGGGCAAAAGCTGTAAATGGGTCAATCATAAAGCTCCTATTTTTTGTCCATCACCACCCAGCGGCAGATTTGTCCGTCTTTACCTACAAACTCGTTTGCGCTTGGCTTGTCATCTTTCTTAGGGGTGCGGCAGACCAACACCGTTTTTGTTTCGGTATTGGGCCACGGGTTTTCAGCAGAGACAAGCTGGTCAAGCACACAGTTACTCCGCTGGTAGTGGTGTGTTGCCTTCAGCAAGCCACTTTAGGTATTGCTGGTAGTCGGTGTTGGCTGGGTCAAATGGGATTGATGTAGTATCTTCAACCCGAAGAACGGAAACAACGGTATTTGACATTTGTGAAATTTGTAATTTATACATTTTAAAGCTCCGATGAGAAAGCAAGCGTAGGGGTCGTACTCACTGCATTCATTAAGGTTGCACCAGAACCAGCAGTTAAACCAGAAGCCACACTAACATCTAAATTAATAGTTGTGTAATTTCCATTTACAGAACCACCAACGCGACTAGCAAAAGACGTTACCGTTTGTGTTGAAGCTCCAGAATAAATGCGAAAATTACCTATTGTCGAAGGAGTTACGCTTGGCGCTGAGCGCATTGGCACAATGAATTGATTAAATAAAAATACTTCAGTGGTTGAGTGGCATTGCCCAACGCTAAAAGAATTATAATCACCACCAGAAGCTAATTGCTGATAGTACCGCAAGCACAAATTCAACTCAGTCCCATACGGGCGGTAATCAAACGATGTGGCTGTGCTGCCTTTTTCTAGCTGTACGCCTGTGATGTAGAACGTGGCTCCGCTTGTGCCGACTACTGATGTTGCGCCTGTGGCAGATTGGTAGTTTGCCGATGCCCACGCACCCGCTGTTCCGCTAACAGTTGCTCCCGTGCCAAGACTAAATAACAACTCTATTGCGCCGTTGTTGCTTGCGTCCATAACCCAAGTGCCAGCGGTGGGCGCAGCGATATTGACAGTAATAAATGTCCAAGTATTTGCGGAAGAAATAGTATAACTAAAAGGGTATGAATATGTATATGCCCAGTTACGAACAGCACCACCAAAAGTACCAGTCAATGAACTGTATACCCAAAAAGATAGCGTTACTGGTTTTGCGTTAGCTGTGCCCCATGCAAAATCATAGACATTAGACGATTCAAAAGTTTGCAATAGGCAAAAATTTTCAGACGCACCAACGGTATAAGCTGATAAAGATGTAACGCCTAAGTATTTTGCAAATCCTACTGGGGGAGTAACAGAACCAGCATTTTGTTGAGTTGAAAATTTAGACGCTTGACTCAAAAAGAATTTCCATCTATCGAGAGTCAAAGTACCACTGGCAGTTGGCGTAACACTCGCCCCCGCATTGCGCTGGTCAATCACCATCGCGCCGTTGATGATGCGGTTCTTGAAGCCTGTGACCGATGTCACAAACTCCCCAGTTGTGCTGGTAGTAGGGGTCGTGATGCCCGTTGTGCCGTCTAAAGTGATGGTCATGCATTACTCCAAGATTTGGTTATTTCATCCCATGTGCAAACGCCTTCAGTTGGCATTGGAGTTGGCGCATCCCATAGGCAAGTGTCTTCGTTCAACGTCCAGCTTGCGTAGGGCTTAGGTGGGATAAACGCATCACGGGCGCGGTCATAGGTGTAGCCGATGCCAGCGTAGTTTTTACGCAATGGACGGCCTTCGGGGTGTTGCCCGCCGTGGGTGTTGTAGCTGGTCTGAATCCATTCGCCGGGACTTGTGTCCACGAACGTCTGAAAAAAATCGGGTTCAGCCACAATGACTTGAACCACTACGCCGTTTGATACTTTTGCAAAATGTGCCATGTTTGTCCTTACGCCGTGTATGTGCCGCTGGAGGTAAAGGTGTGGACGGTGTAGCTGCCTGATGTAGTCACAGTGCCACCTGTTCCGCGTTGAGCGCCGAGATAGCGAATGATTACAAGTCCAGAGCCGCCATTCCCTGCGGTGTAAGGGGTGTGTTTAGCTCCACCACCACCACCACCCGTGTTAGCTGTCCCCGCAGTTCCATTGGTACTTGAACTTCCGCCGCCACCACCGCCTCCAGTTCCGCCAGACCCGCCTGTGTAGCTACCAGCGCCACCACCACCACCACGAGTAGTTGCTGTTCCATTTATGGAAGACGAGACGCCGTTTCCTCCGTTACCGCCAGTGGTGTAAGTAACTCCGTTTTGGCCTACGGCACCAGCGCCTCCACCGCCTCCGCCTTGAGCACCAGTAGTACCTGAACCACCAGCGTAGCCCTGTCCACTAGTACCAGAACCGCCAGAACTTGTTGAGCCGCCTGAGCCTGCGCCACCTCCCGCGCCGCCCGCACCACCCGCAGTGCTAGAGCCTGCCCCATAACCACCGCCAATTGATGTAACTATGCTAATGGTAGAAGATGAACCTTGACTTCCATTAGAGGGACTGGATGTAGCCCCATTCCCTCCAGCGCCAACTGTCACTGTATATGCAGTTCCCGGACTAAGACCTAAAGTGTTTTCAGCAGAAGCCCCGCCACCGGACGATTCACCAGATACAGAGCATCTATATCCGCCAGCACCACCGCCACCACCCGATTCAGTATTTCCAGAATTAAGGCCAACTCCACCCCCGCCTCCGCCAGCAATAATCAAAAACTCTGCGTTGTACTGCGTAGTAATACTATTCCAAACCGTCCCGTTGTACACCTCAACAAGCGAAGTTGAAGTGTTAAATCGCGTCATCCCAGATACTGCGGTGGGTTGCTGTGCAGTGGTTCCTTTAGGCAGGGTCAATGCGCCTGTGCTGTTGAACGTAGCGTTCTGGCTTGTGTCTATGGTGACCGCAGTCGTTCCTGCCGTTTGCAGGGCAAGGATACCCGAGGCATCTGCGGTCTGGACTAAGCCGCCTCCGCCCGAATTGCTGGCGTTGATTGTTGTGGTCATGCTGATGCTCCTACTTTTGCTTCAAGCGAGGTGACTTTGGCTGTGAGTTCTTGGATGGCGGCGGTCAGGGTTGCAACCAAATAAGACACATCTACCATTTGATAAACTGGGTTTCCATTTCCATCCACAGCATCTTTTTCCCCAGTAACCGCATCAGGACACACCTCAGCCAATTCGTGTGCAATAAATCCTTGACCATCAGAGCCATTAGATTTCCATTTCCAAGTAACTGGATTCAATCCGGATATTTTATTTAAGGCACCAGTCATAGGCGCAACATCATCTTTTAAACGATAGTCTGAGCCTGTGTTGTATGCGGTGTTTGACCCATTAGAACTAATAGAACCACGCTGAGTTCCGCCTTCTTGAAAATTACAATGGTAATAAGTCCCGCCGTTGTTAAAAGCAATAGATTGAAAGTTGTAACCACCAGAATCGCCTTGTTCAGCCTCAATGGTTGGTCTATTACCAGTTTTGTAAACTCTTACTTTTGCATTATTAGTAAGTGTAGTTGAACCCACCAGCAAGTTACCGCCGGAGTCAACACGCATACGCTCTGCGCCACTGGTAGCCACAACAAAAGAACCCGTAGTTGAGCTTGCAAATTGCGCCCCAATTGAAACTGGATTGGATAAACTAGATGCGCCTTGGTTAAAACCAATAGCTGTCCAATTGTTTGCTGTTGTATCTGTATTGCGAATGTTTAACGGAAATTGAGCCGCCGCTGCACCATAAGTAGTATTTGCATCAGATTTTATGGTTTCAAGATTGCGAGTAGAGACTGCACCAATACCCAAAGCGCCTGAGCAATAACCGTCACCAACCACAGCAAGTTTGCCAAAAGAACTAGGTGTAGTAGTACCAATACCCACGTTCTGGCTTGTATCTACGGTGACCGCCACCGTGCCATTGTTGGTGGCAAGTTGAAGTGCGCCTGTGGTGTCGGCTGTAGCAACCAGCGCGGTGCTGGATGTGGTTCCTGCGGAAATGCTTGATGCCATGATTTATCCTTAAAACACGAGCCAGCGTTGACCGCTGGAAACCGTAACCGACTGCCCCGATGCCACGGTGACAGGCCCAACAGACATGGCGTTGTAGCCCGTGCCGATAGTGTAGCTTGCCGCAATGTTTGTAGCGTTCAGAACAAGGCCGTTGCTTGCCACCAATTCAGACGCTTGCAGTTCGCCCGTGGAGGGCTTGTACAGGAACTTGGCGTTGCTGGTGTAGACCGTCGTGGCCGAGCCAGATGTGGCGGCTGCAAACAGCGGGTACTCAAAACTGGCAGTTGATGTGTCGTTGCTCAATGACGCGCCGCCCACGCCCGCCCACGCAGGAGACGCGCCTGCATAACCCTCAAACTGGTTGGTCGTGGTGTTGTAGCGCAACATGCCCGTAACAGGGCTTCCCGGCTGCTGTCCAGTAGTTCCCTTGCTGAGTGTTACCGCGCCAGTGGAGGAGAAGGTAGAGTCTGCGGTGGCTGTTAGGGTGGTGCAGTTCAGCGTGGTGAATGTACCCGGCCCGGAAGTGTTGGCTACCCTAATAAAGTCAGAGCCGTTCCATGCAACAACAGCAGACTCGCCCGCAACAATCGTCACACCTGTGGTTGGGCCAACACCAACCAGCTTGACAGAGAAGCCGCCTGTAGTAGCGTTGATGATGGTGTAAATCTTTGACTGAGCAGGAGCCGTGATTGTGCGTAAAACCGTTCTTGCTCCCGAACACAACAAAATAATCTGTCGTGAAGTATTTGCTGCGCCAGTGGTTGTGGTCAGGGTTACGTCTGCGTCAGTGCTTAAAGTGGTCGTGCCTGCAACGGCAGAGTCCAGCAACGAGGTGATGGCATCGTTAACCGTGGTTCCCCACGTACCAGACAGTTCTCCCGTGACCGGAAGGGCCAGACCAAGTAGAGATGTGTATGCTGTAGCCATGTGTTACCTCAAGTTACTATTTCCGTCCAATTGGCAGTCTGGGTATTGCTTATTGTGCCCCAATTTGCCGTTTGCGAACTACCTATATTTTGCCAGTTTGCCGTCTGCATATCGTCAATCAGCTTCCAGTAAACAGCGATAACAACACCAACGTCTCCCTGCGCGTAATTGCCTGTCAGAGCAAAGCTTCTTGGCCCTATACCAACCGTACCAACCGCGCCGCTGGCAGACACACCAGATAGCTCGATAATCGTCTCAGGGCCAGCCGTACCAACCGAGCCAATCGCCGTATTTGGCAACAACGGGACAATGGCCTGACCCAACGCTCCTATAGCCTCAACGCCGGTCAAAGCCTCTGCATTGGTGACCGCAACTGTTCCAACAGCCCCGCTGGCTGAATTGCCGCTCAAGGCAAACGAGACAGCCCCTGTCAGGGTTCCGGTCAATCCAGCAGCTTCATTGCCTGTTAGAGCAAAAGAAGTAGCTCCTCTGGAGACTGTCCCAACACTACCTGTAGCCGAAACACCAGACAAATCAAACGCTTGGCTCTGAGTAATCGTACCAACCGCGCCTATAGCCGTTACACCTGCCAATGCGACCGTGGTGACCGGCCCAACCGTACCTACAAAACCTTCCGCCGTATCGCTAGTCTCCGCTGAAGACTGGCTTGGAACAACCGTCCCCACCGCTCCTGCGGCAAATACCCCGGTCAGGGCAATCGTAATTCCCGGAGTCGCCGTTCCCACGGCCCCCGAAGCGGCAACCCCCGTTGCTTCAAGAGTACCGCCCCAACCGTTAGCGCCCCAAGTACTGTCGCCCCAGCCGAGAGACACAGCCTATCCTTACGTTGTAGCCAACCGCAACAAAGCAGTAGTTGTGGTGTTAGAGGGCATGGTCAGTGTGAACGTGCCCGCCGTGACGGTCTGACTACCAAACGTGTAAACAGCTATAGCCTTATTACTCTGCGTAGAGTTGTACAACAACACCGTATCAAACGCTGTAGCCAAAGTGACCGTTGTGTACGTGATTGAAGCAGACGGTGTAAAAAACGCCACGCCCGCAGTTGCGGAACTGTTGGTCGAAGTTGGAGCCGTAGCATTCGTTACCGTTACACCGCCCGCCGTGTATCCCGTACCAGAGACTTCTCCAGTAGCTGAATATGCCGTGGTGGATGCGTTGTAAGTGGCTGAAACCAAGTACAAGGCTGCTTTAAGCGTGTCTGTAGTGGGCGAGGTCAAGCTGCCGCGAGACACAATGGTAGAAGTGCCAAGCTGGTGCTGACCCAGCATCAGTTCGCTCATAAAAGAAGTACACATTGATTGGGTATTTGCCACGATAGTTCCTTAAAAAGAAGCGGTTTCACCGCCAGCAAAGCTGGGCATTTTCTTCAGCGTTACATGCACAGACCGGTGAACCAATTCGCCATCCAGCCAGTACTCTGTCCACGTAGTCGCTTCATTGTCGTTTTCAACCGTGCCGGTTCGGTTCTCCAGCAGGGAGGTATCCATGTCGCCTTTGGTTGTAGTGACAATCAATTTGAACTCCTGATAAGTGCGGTTGTGGAGGTGTTGGAAGGCATGGTGATTGTAAAGGTCGTGGTCGACGTTTTATCTGCCCCGAAGTCAATCACTGCAATGGATTTGTTCCCCTGCGTCACGTTGTAAATCAGGGCACACCGGGCTGTGATTGCAGCCGTCCAAGACGTATTCGCAAAATTTACATAGGCCGTGTAGTCCGAGGAACTGATAGTCACCCCAGTCAGAGTGTTGCCGCCTGCTGTGTAGCCTGACGCTACAACCTCGTTGGTTGCGGAATAGACCGTGGTGTCTTCGTTCAAGCTGGCATTGCCGGTGTACAGCGCAATCTTGAGTGTGTCCGTAGACAGGTTATGGACGGCCTCGTACAACTCCTTCTTGAAGCTGGTGGTCTGCGTTTGGACGATGCTCATGTCACCGCCTGCCTATACTGACCGCTGCGGTACGCATCCTGACGCTCAAGGCCATCGCCCAGACGTTTAGCTAGTGCAAGGGCCTCTTTGTACTTGCCCTCATACAGCCCAATCATGTCCGCCTCACCCTTCATAAAGGTGTAGGCCTCTACCAGAGACCCATACAGCAGCACGGTGTCAAAGTTGTCCCCCAGCCAAGTTGTGGATGCTGTAGTGATGGACTCAGGGTAATAGTAGTAGTGCAGTTCTGCGGAGTAGGTTGCGTCGGGTGTCGGGCCAAGGATGAACGACAACTCGTTGCTGATAATAGAACTAGCGACTGTCGGGCCGAACAGAGCATAGTACTTAGGAGTGCCGGTGTCGGTCGGCGTAGGGTACGCCTCACGCATGAAGTTCACATCCTTGTTGAGCAAGAACGTGTACGGGCCAGAACCAGAGTAGATAGCCAAGGAGAACGAGGACAGGTAATCATTGGGGCAGGACAGGTACTTGTTGTTTGCCGTAATCGTTCCCGTCACGTTCTTGCGCAACGAGGGGAACTGCACCGAGTTGTATATACGCTGCTCTGCCTGCTGGATGAAGCGGTTAATCTGAGTCGTAGACGAGACCGTAGACGAATCCGCAAGGGTAATCGTCGGAAAGTTGTTTTCCGTGTAGGTCTGTATCGCCGCCGAAAGCTCAGAATAGTTCATGCCATCGGGCCCCTTGCCATCAAGCCTTTGGTTGCGCAGCCATTACCGCGAGTTTGGATTCCCGTGGTCTTTACTTGCTCATCACCAGCGGACTTGCTGATGCCACCAACGCTGATGTCTAGTGTGTCCATCTTGCTGCGGTTAGGTTCTTTGCCGGGGGTCGAAGAAATCTTCATCGCCTTACCGTCCATTGTGTGGGGCTTGGCGTAGACGCTGGCTTGGCCAACTTCCTTGCCGCCTTTTTTCATACTGTAGGCCATGATTTACCCCGTTTTCTGGTTGGCTGCACGAGACAGGTTGCGACCAACGCGCATCCGGTCTTCGGAGGTGGGCCCGCCTTTTTTCATGCCCTTCGCGTGCATGCGTGACTCATGGCCCTTGACCATTTTCTTGGCCTCGGTATCGGCAATACGTTTGACTGTCTTTGTATCCATCATGGACTCCTATGAAACCGTTACTGTTACCGTGCCAACACTCGTGGTTCCGACCAAGTAGTTGGGGGTCAAACCCACATCAAAATTACTACCCCCACCAATGGGATTCCACCCCCACTGGATGTCCCTACTACCCCCACCGGGATATCCCAGCGTATCTAACCCAGAAGCTACATAGCTTCGGTCAGGGCGCGGGTTACGCAAAGCCTGTGGGTCATCTACAGGAAACATACCTAGCTGTAGCTGCGGTTGGTCAGGGTCCCAACATGCTGGGCATACTAGCAGATTGTAGTTCTTCGTCTTGATGATTTCTGTGCGTAGAACCTTCAATTTAAACCGCTGGCCGCAGCGGTCACATTCCGAGATTGCATTCTTGCCAGAAGCGAATCTATTGCCCATGACTACCGCCCAATATAGGTCTGGCGCGGCACCAAACGTAGGGCCGCTTTCTCATGGTCTTCGTAGGCTGCAAGCTCCCAAGCTTCATCGTATTGAGCCTTCAACATGGGTATGCGCTCCATGCCTGTGGGGATTTTGCCTGCGATGTGGAACGCCAACCCCGCTGCCATGCAGGGGATAAACCGGAACGGTACGTCCATGATGTTCACACCGCCGCCAGCATCTTGAGTACGGCGTAGCCGCCAGTATGCAAACGTGTATGTCTGCGCATTGTCAGGGGTAGGCCAGACGGTTACGGCGGGAAGCTGTTGCCAGTAGACGGTGTCTCCAGAACTATGCGCCGCAGCGGTGGTGTTGTTCTGCCCACGGAAACAGCTATATAGGGTATTCCCTGATATATAGACGTAGTTGATGGTCTCTGAGCCCACTTTGATGAACCCCGAAGCGGGCAGGCCCACTGTGGAACTCAAGGTAATTTCGGTGCTGGTGCTCGTGATTGTGGTAGCTAGGGTTAACCCTACTACCGAAGTCTGCCCGTTGTACCGCTGAATCCAAAGCTGGATAGGCCGCGCTTGGGTCAGCTTGTTCGGGATAGTGGCGTAGGTAGAAACACTGATGCGCGTGATGGTCAAGTCAGACTGGTTGGAGGTGCTGTTGGCATCCGTGCGGATGACGTGCTCCAGCAAGTCAATCGTGTCATCTGGCAGGGCATAGGTATTCTGCCCCTGCACCATAGTGATAGTGCCCGGCTCAATTGTCCATAGGTTAATGCCCCGGTTGGCCCAGTCGGCAAACATGATGTTGAGGCTGCGCCGCGCCGTGCGCATGTCATAGCCCGTACGCAGTTCACTTCCAGCCCGCTCAAAAGCCTCCTCGACCAACTCGGTAAGGTCAAGGTTAAAAGCTGTAGAGCCAGAAGTATTCGCCATTATCTAAAACCTGCTGTTTTCTTTGCAATGCTCTTGGGCTGCGCTACAAACTGTTTACCTGCTGCTTTACCGGCGCGTTTTGCTTTGGTGGTTGCAGCGTACTCGGATGGGGACAAAGACTTTATAGCAGCTTCAGGGAGGTATCGTTCACCTGTCTTCGACGACGGCTTTCCCGACTTGGTTTGCCAGTTTTGGTCACTCCAAGCTTTCAGGGATTGCTGTGGTGCTTTCAATCTCTGTAGCTCCCACCAGCAACCTTGTACTTCTTGGCTACAAGCTGCGCTTTGCGTGCTGACCACTGCCCTGCACCTGTACCTTGCGTAGCCGCAGCCTTGACTTGGGACACAATGCGTTTGCGCATGCTTGGCTTGGTGTAATTCCCCGCAGCATTGACCTTGCCGCCTTCAGCATACTGCGTGAAGTCGGTGTTATCCCGACGCGCTTTTTTCTTCGCGCCGGGCATCTTGGATGGGTTGATGTCACCCATGCCGCGAGAGGCTATCACCGCATCATTCCTTTGGTTTTACCCTTAACGCAACAGCCGTCCGCACGGCTAGAAGCAGAGCCACCTTTAGCGTAGCTGTTAGCTGGGTTTGGTTCAGACTCAGTCAAATCCAGCCCAGCAACGGGGGAAGACTTGATTTCCTCGGAATCAGTGGGAGGTGAATCAAAATTGGATTCTTTGCGCTTCACCGTCATAGGCGCAATTTCATTGCGGTATTCATATAGATGCATACCCTGCTTCTTACCTTTGGGGGGAGCAGGCTTAGCCTTCTGCTTGGGCCGTGCAACCGGCTCATCCACCGGGGTTGCGTCTTTGTACTTTACGTCGGCCATAATTTTCTCCTTAGCAGGCCATGCCGCCCTTGTTGAGCATTTTGCCTTTGGTCTTGCCTTTTTGGGCAATACCGTCAGCGCGACTAGAAGCAGAGCCACCAGAAGCCATCTTCTTCGTCTTCATCTTCATCTGCATCCGGTCCATCATCATGTCTTTTTTGGAGCCTTCTTTGACGCCTTTTTTCTCAACGTCCTTACCAGATTTTTCAAATTTAGCCATGAGGGCTGCGGGCATTTTAGAGGCCATAGTGTTTCCACCTTTCTTAAATAGTTCCATTTTGCCTTGTCGAGTTTCAGGCTTGTTAATACGCTGCAAATCGGCCCGTGACTTGGGCCCCTTACCAAACTTCATTCCTTTGCTAGCCTCGCTAAAGTCTTTGGCAACGGACTGAGGTACCCCGGACTGCTGGGCAAACGCTTTGTTGTGCGCCGCAGCATCCATGAATTTCTTTTGCTTAGAGCTTGTCGCTGGCATCACTTCCCCGCTTGAATAAGCTGGTCAATTTTTGCTTCAAGGCGGTTAAACCGTTGGTCAATGTGGTCAGTAATGCGCTGCACTTCAGCTTGAGTAGTGTAATCACGGGCCATTTCCTCTCGTGTCTTGTTGAGCAGTATGTCCAACCGCTTTAACTCGTTGAACTTCTCTTTCAACAAAAAGCCAATGATGGTCGTCGTTAAGGTCAACGCTGCTGACCATGCTGAGTTCAAGTCCATTTAGCACATCCGTCCTTTGGTCTTGCCACGCTGGGCGATGCCATCTGCACGTTTGGATGCACCGGATGCTTTAGAAGTCATACCACCGGAAGCCATTTTCTTTACTTGACCACCACGCTTCATACCATCTGGAGCGCCACGCCCATACTGCTCTCCACGTACAGCGTCTGGGTCCGCTGAGCTAGTGTCTACCTCTTTATCCGCTCTCTCTTTCGACTCTCTAGCGTCGGCTTCGGCAGCAGCTAACTTTTTCTTCTCGGCGGCGCTCATTTTTTCACCAGCGTATTCACCAGCGGCTTCACCAAGTTGTTCCGCGCCTACAAGGTAGGCAGCACGGCTTCCTGTCCTAGATAGCCCCCGCAGGCCCGCTGCGCGTTGCGCTGCTCGACCACGTTCGGAAGCCGCTGGGGTAGTCACACCTCTAGCCATACGCCCAATGTCTGCACGTTGTGACCGAACAGCATTTTCTAGTGGGTGGGCTAGTAAGCTAAACCCGTGGCTTTGCGAAGGTGACCGGTAGGGGAGGTCCCCTCTCGCGGGTTGGTTCAATGACGGGCGCAGCGTAGTCGGCCCAAAGCGTCCGGGTTCTTGCATCCAGCTAGGAAGCCTAAACCCACCACCGCCACCGCCAGCACCGCCGCCTTCTAGGTCGCGTAAACGCTCTCGGTCAGTTAAATCACGTCTGTTAGTAGCCATGTCGTACTCCTAGCATTTCCATCTTGCCAAGGAAGCCGCCTTGCGGGTGGGCTTGCCTTTTTCGTCTTTCATCGGCCCCGGCATACCAGACATGCGGGCGCAGAACGAGTTCTTGCGCGGGCCACCTTGGGGCTGCGGAGCCTTGAGGTTGCTGCCTGTTGCAGCGTTGTACTTGGCACGGCCCTTAGCCGTCAACCCGGCCCCCTTGGAGACGGGTAGCTTCTCGCCACGACCAACTGCAAGGGAGGGGTTTTTCTTAGCCATAGAACACCGTAATGCTTGAACTGGCAGGCAACACTACATAGAACCCGTTGTTAAACAACACGCCTTCACCGGGAATCAACGTAGCAATAACTGCTGTGTTGGTAGTGACATGCAAAGTCAAAGAATTGCTGCCGCTATTGGTGGTTGCGTTGTCATAAAACTGGATTTCTCCAGCCGTTCCGCCCGGAGCAACTTGATAGCCTCGGACACGGGTGCGACCTGCATACCCAACACCGCTTGCGTCTAAATGGACGGCTTTAACGTCTGTCTGCATCATAATCAATCTCCTGTAAAACAGGGGCCGAAGCCCCCGAGACTAATTACTGCTGGGTTGCAGATGGATTGGCAGAACCGTCAGAGTCACGAACGATGTACTCAACAGTGACAGTAATCGTACCGGCAGTAGCGTCAGCGGTAGCTGCGGTAAAAGTACCGTAGACGAGCACATCAGTTGTTCCGATGCTGTCATAAACACCTGAAGTAGCCGCTGCAATAGTGGCTGGAGAAGTTTGAACCGCCGAAGTACCGGTGTTGACCGTAGCCATGTACAAGTTGGCAGTGCCGCTGCTACCGATGGTAACGCCGCAGTTAGACGCGCCAGTCAGGGCAACATTGACTTCAAGGCCAAAACGAACAATCTTAGCGCCAGCAGGGAGCACGAACATCAGTTGTGCAGCAGGGCTTGCCAGAATGACAGAAGTGGGGGCTGTGTAGGTCTGGGCAACGATAGTAGCGCCCAAATTACGGATAGTGCCAGCGGTAGTGCCGGTGGTGTTTTTGACAGTGCCCAAGAGCCAAGGGCCAAGGTGAGTAGCGAATCCCATGATGAGTCCTTACATACAAGTGAAGCGCATCAATCGGTATGTCGTCTGCCGGGACAGTTTGATACGCCGGTAACCCCGGAGTAAGTGCAATATACACTATTTTTCAGGGGGGTGCAAGATGGCTCCTGCGTTACGACACAGGTAATCAGTGCGCCAAAACGTAGACAAAGAAAAAGGCCCCGAAGGGCCTTAAAAACTAGGGATAAACCCTTGGTTTTTAGGACGAACCGGGCGAACCGTACATACCCAGAGGGTCAGACCAGCCGAACGAATAACGCTCGCGGGCCTTGTAACGTACGTTTCCGGTGTCAAAATCCCCATCCATTGAGTTAGCCAAAGGCGAACGCACGAAATGCTTCATACCGTTAGGCACGTCAGTGGTCAGATACCAACCGTTGCTGTCCGTCAAGAAGTGGTTAATTGTGTAACCTTCAGGAATCGAACCGTTGTTCTTCAACGCGTTGATATCGTTGTCGGTAG